TATGTAACTGTCTTGAGATTTATAAGTAGGAGCAAATTTGCGGCCGATATAACCGTTGATATCTTTGAGATCTGGTTCTGAAATTAATTGATCTACTGTAGCTGATAAGAATTTCTTATTAGCATCAGTTTGAAATACACCAGGAAGTAAATTATAACTTTTTCTTGCGGCCATTATGTTCTCAATTTCTCAATGTTATTATATTTAAGCTAGCACAGTTTGATTGATCTGTGCAGCTGTAATCGCTGTAATAATTTGTACGTTATCTACTGTTGCAGCACTGACGATAATTTCATTATATTCTGCGTTGATCTGCAACAGACTACCAAACACACTGCTTTCGCTGGCAGGAACTATGGTAATACTTGCGATGTTTGGTGCTAGTACGCTGTGCAGATATGCTGACAATTCACTGAAGTAAAATGTTTCACCGAAATCCCAATTAGCCACATCAAAATAATTATTGATCGCAGTAATCACTGATGTCTTGACATCATTGTCACTGACTACCACGTTAGGATTTTTAACTACCTTAAAGGTTGCCTGTAAATTCAATGGTGCCCTGGCTCCAAAAATTGGTTTAAACTTAGCTGAATTATAGATGATCGTATCTGAAATAGATTTATAATTCTCTAGGCCACTAAAGTCTGTACCTAGCTGTTCTCCACTTGGTGCTGTGGGTTCTGCCACGGTATTTGATGTATCTTGTATCCACGCTATGTAATCAGTAGCATAGGTTTTAGTCAACATGTACAAATCAATGATATTGTTTGGGCTTGGGTCAATACGACGATAGTTAGGACTGTTATGTCTATATTGGAAGTACAGATCTTGGCGACCAACCTTGGCAGTATAACCAGTTACTTCTGCAATGTTATAACTAGCACCAACAATAGTCAGTTGATAGAAGGTATCTGAATCTACTATATAAAATAACTGTCCATTTTGATATAGTGTTTTAGCGACTTCGATTTCTCTAATGTTAGAATACTGTGCTTCTACTAATTCGTTGCTAACGGGTGTTTGAATAACAAAATTGTCATAGCCGTAGGTCGCCTGGAAATAAACATATTTATTAGCAACATCGATTCCAGGATTTACTATCAATTCAAACAATTCAGGATTATCAGGAATACCATCATTATCTGAATCAGGGAATGTGATCAATATTCTACTAGGGTCTTCATAACCATCAACACCAACGATATTTTTATAGATATACCAAGTATAGTCAAGTGCTAGTGCCGCGGCACTGTCTGGCTGACTGTTCATTTTTAAAATTTTAATTTGGTCAGTGATGGTAAAACCTGTTTTAGGATCATAGGTTTTGACCTGACCATCAAAATAGAAGTTAGTTTCTTTCGTGCTTTGGAATACATAATTTAAACCTCGGTATAGCACAGTATAGGTTTGCCCCACTGTTTGAAACCGGATTAGCCAGCTGGCATCTAATCCTGTGCCGGCAGTACTGCCTGCATTGCTCAGGCTAAATGTCTCTGAAGTATTTAAATCCTGAGGTAAGATTATTTGCCAGCTTGAACTGTCAACATTATAGCGTAGACCAAAGTCTTCATATGCTTGGATGAACCCCACAGCTGCGTTGATCACTGATGTACCTAGGTCATTGTTAAAAACAGCATAGGCCTGTACAGCTACAGCACCCTGTGGAACTATTTGATTGATGATCAGTGGGCCTGTGCCGTTTGATAAATTCCCAACTCCACCGTTGGTACCATCACCCACAACCTGTTCGATATTGGCATAGATGAAAAATTTATCACCGCTCTTGCTAGGCGTACCTGCTTGAATCGTGTTCGAAGCATCGAAATAAAATCCTTCACCAGCAGAGAATTTAATGATCGCGCCTTGTTTTAAAAATTTCTTGCTGTCAGATGCGAATGATCCAACCTGTTGCACTTTTCCAGGAATCGACCCAACAGTACCATCTGGTAATGTGATATTAACGGCACCACTGTCGTCATATAAGAAACCTGTTGATCCGTTGGCTATCTGTGTAGATTGATTCCAGTAGGCATTAGAAATATTGATTAAATCATAATTCGCGTAGAAGAACTGTAGGGTTTCTTTAGCGGCAGCAAGTGGTGCTACTTGATTACTTAATACTCTAAAAATATCATTGCGGGTATTGTAATCAAAACTAAATGTCTGTATAAAGCCATCTCTATATAGGATACCATCTTGTGCAAAGATATTAGTGCTTGAATACTTACCTGTGGTATCAATAACGTCTAAGTAGCGTGATACGCCTGAACTGGTACGATTAACTGCTTTGACTTTTAACAAGTTGCTGAACAACGTATAAGGTAAGATATTATAGTCTTCGCCTGTGATCATGCGATCTTGTGTATAGTATTGTTGTGGTGCCTTTTGACGTATCTCGTCAAGTGTTTCTCTGGTAGTAGCATTAGCCACTGTGTATCTCAGGCTAGCACGCACTGTGATAGTTTCAACACGACCTGCTTTGCTTACATAGTTGATAGGTACGATCACGCCCTGCATTTCATCTGGAGTTACTTTGTATTGTAGACCATTGCTGACGCGATAATAAAGTCTGAAGTTACCTTGTGGTACGTTGGCAAAAGCACCGTCACCAAATATTAGATCGATCTGATCACCAGCACGGGTGTTTACTTGATAGATATTTTTATCTACGGTTTTGTTGTAGACAACATTAGTGTTACCCACGCTGACAACCTGTGACCATAAGTCGCCCAAGTTGCCATCTTTGTCTACGCTGTATAACCATATGTCTGTGTTGTTGATATTATTAACTGGAATATTGTAAACACGATTAGGAATGCTTTCAGCAAAAGTAAAATCGGCTGCTTTCAATTCACCTTGTTTAAAGTATAAGAAGAAACCTGTGTTATTTGAACTATTGCCTAGATTGTCATTTTTATATAAGATATTAAATGGTGCAGTCAGATATGGATTAGCTTCATATATATAACTTTGTCCTGCGCTGGTAGGACTGACCATCTCAAACGTCATATTACTGCCTTCGACGCTGGCTTTGAAACTGTAAGTAGGTAAAATATTTGGTACTAGGTTGATCTGATATTCATCATTGATGATACCATTGATGATCTTACTAGCACTGGGTTTGCCAACTACCTGATTGGTATTAAAACTAGCATTCAGCACTGCGGTAAATTGTTCTTGCCAATTGTCGTTGCCCGCATCCGCCCAGCTAACAACTAGTCCGGCCAGGTTAAGACCATTACTGTCATAGATATTTTCTGTTGTGCTGACACTGTCAACTTTAAGGAATCCTGATGCAGGAATATTACGCTTAGGATTGTATGATATCAATCGCGCAAGTTTAAGGATACTGTCACGTCGTTGTGCTGTATCAATATAGTTTTCACGGGCATTTAAATCACCACGGAAACTTAGACTCTGCCCTAGAAAGGCTACGAGATCGATCAGGGCTACAAATTCACTGCTTTCGATAAAATCGTTGAAATCTTCAGGATAATACAAGCGAAGATAATCAACCATTGATTTACGCAGTGTTTCGTAATCGTAGCTTTGAAAATCCGCATTGCGGAATGTTTGATAGAGTTTAGTCCAATCTTCGGCGACTAATAATCCTGTTTGTCTTGTGGTAATAGCCATGCGTATTTTCCTGTTATAATGTATTTATCAGGAAAATAAACTATGTAGTTAATTATACTGCGGTTAGGGTATTGTTTGAACTGTCGAACTGTAGGTTCATTATACTGCTTTGATTTGTCTGTAGATAGCGTAGTTCTAGTTCAATCTGTATGCCGCGATCATATTCTGTGATGATGATATTGTCAAAACTCACACGCGGATCGTAGCTAGCGATATCTCTTATATCAGTAACAATAACTGATTTTAGATCTTCTGTAAATGGCTCGTGTAATATGTTCCAGATAATAGTGCCAAAGTTAGGATTCATCAGTTTTTCACCTTTACGGATATAAAAATGATTGATAACGTCTTGTTTAACCAGAGCGAAGTCAGTTAAACGAAACTTTTTGTTAGCACCAACAGTGCTGAATCCTTTGTACATAGTAGCCATAAAAATATTTATCCGTTATTTACTGCCGCTGTTTGCGGTGCTAGTACTGATATAGCATATTTGCCTTTTTGGAAGTACTCGTCACCTGTAGAACCAAGAGCATCTGCTCCTCCACCACCTTTGCGCCAGGTATTTGCTCCACCAGCACCTAATAGGTGTGAAGCGGCTAACATGCCACCAACTTCTTCCGGTGGCATATCTGCTGTGATAGCCCCATTGGCTACCAT